GTACCCTTGACCAGGGTGATCGTGCCGGTGAACGTGTCCTGCTCAATCGTTCCCGATCCAGAGAGGTCGAAGTCTCCGTAACCCAGGAGCTCGTCGGGCAGGCCGTCGTCGTCGGAGTAGATACAGAGTGACATGGTGTTGGTGACACTGGAGTTGATTGCCACGGCCATCACCGAGACCGTACCGCTGTTCCCTGAGATGAAGGGCCACATTACCAGGTCGGTTGACATGCCGCCGCCCTGGACAGTACCCGATCCGTATGGAGATGCCCTGGCTACGTCCCAGTAGAGACCGAGGCCGTCTACCCAGGGCGTCGTCTTCGCTGCGTTACCTTCGGCCCCGCCGGCCTCAAGGAGTCCAGTCCATTCACCGCTAACGACAAGCCTAGCTAGATTGACGATGATGAGGTCAACCATTTCCTGTTCGTTCATGTCCTCTATGCTGATTGGGTTCCCTACGCTCTGCACCTGGGCGAACGTCACCGTATCTAGATCGAGGTTCTGAAGCAGGGGAAAGACCCTCTTCGAAGGCTTACGATCCTCTGGCCTCATCCTAACAGCCCATCCCATTCTTGTTTGACCGATAGCCTGGCGAGGTTGACGATGATGAGACGAATACATTCTTCTCTATTCAGTTCCTCAATTGAGATCGGATCGCCTGTTGAAGTCACCTGAGCATTGGTTACGTTCTCCAGGTCGATGTTCTTCAGGAGCTTATACACGCGCGGGGAGATCGAGTGCGTCATCATCTCATCCCCACGATGAGCATGACATATCCCCAGAAGTTGTTCGGGATCGAGCTCGAGATGTCGAATGGTCCCGGCCCTGCCCCGGTTCCGACTCCTCCTCCTACCCCGTTTGCTGCTGCGGCTGCTGCTGCTGCTGCTTTGTTCGCAGCAATCTGGGCGAGTCTAGCCTGGACCTCGGCGGTTACGTCCGCTGGCGTCCCGGTTTGGGAACCAGTGCCGTCAAAACCACCGATTGTTATTGGCACCGCCGAGACCTCAGCATATTTTCTTGGACCGAGTCTTGACGATTCTCTCTATTGCATCGAGGTCTTTTGTGGAGATGAATCCCCTCATGTAGAGCTTCTTTGACTTCGAGAGGATCTCCGCGAGTCGTCTTCGGCCCGCAGCCTTAGTCATCTTTTTCAATTTCTCACCTCTAAGCACTCGTGAGGAACTGGGCTTTGAAATTAAGATTCACGGGAGCACTGAGATCCGCTGGCAGTGGTTGTTGGACACTGGGGTCGGTGTCGGTGACGCTGCCGACGACGTTACCCAGGGCGTCGACGATGTAAGCGCCATTGGTTTCGATTAGAGCTCCGTCGACTGTGATGAAAGTGGCGGACGTGCAGATCTGGCCCTGGAGCGTGTCTCCGATTGAGTTTCCAGTCTGGATGTCAACCAGTTCGTTAGTGGCACCGCCGGTCGGCGTCACATGGAAGATCCTAGAGATGCCCTGGTTGGTGTAGACGGCGAGACTAGCCCCTCGGTCTGCGGCAGTCTGGGTCATCACCTTGAGTAAATCGCCGGCCTGCAAGGTAAACGGCGCCCATAGTCTCGGGGTGAACGTCGACGCTCCCTTGACACAGACGGCGATGTTTGCAGCAACGACGCCCTGCCGGAGAATGTAAGCGTATGAGATGCCGACAGATCCAGACACGAGTCCATGAGTGACGGTCTTGCCAGGCGCATAGTCGCCAATGTTGATCGCGCTTACGGTGTAGACCGTATCTGTGGTGAGCGATGTTTCCGCACCTTCTACGACTTCAAGCTTGAGGGGGATGTTCGTCCCGTCACTACAGACTAGATTGCCTACGCAGGTAGTTGTTGCCATAGAATCACAACCTCACTCCGATGCCCAGGGGCTTCATCATATTGCGATTCACATTGGCAATAGGCTTCCTCAGCAGCTTCTTAGCGAACTTGAAGGTGATTCCGATCCCTATTGCCTGTACGGCCATAGCTTGGTAACTCGACATGAAGTTTGTTTGCATGGCGTCGAACGACGATCCGGGGTCAGCGACCAGGGAGGAGAGCGAGACACTACCTCCGCCGTTCGTGGTCGCCATCGCTGTACCACCAGCGCCGTCGAATCCGATGAATCCTACTGGAGTATTGTTAGCGACGCCGCCGACGAGCACGGATGCGTAGGCGTAGCTCTCTGCGAGGTTGATGAGGCTGATTGTCTTCGGTGATCGGCGTCGTGACTTCTTCCTTCTACGTGCCATTGGGGGTGAAAGTGGACAAAGTCGCTATTAATCCTATTGAAAGTGGTCAATTGTCTATTCGAACTTACCATCAGGGGCTCTTTGCGTGACAACGGCGTCAATTGTGTTCATCTTCTGAGCTGCCATGCCTTGAATGAGCTGTGCTATCGCCCCTTGGATCGGGTTCGGCGGCTCGAAGTCACCGATCCCCCCATCCATGAGCCGGTCTATCGTACTCTTGAGTGCCATAGCCAGGCGTTCATCGAGTAATTCCAGCATGTTTGCTAGCTCGATCCGTAGCCAGAGGCCCAGGGAGATCGTCGACAGTATGGAAATCACCATCAAAACGCCTAAAATGATGATTTCTAAGCCTACCATGCCCGTGCAACCGCCGTCTACCGACCGTGCACCCGCTGTGCAACCCTTAATCTTCTCGTCCCAGAGCCTATTCGCTTCGCCCCAACCCGGCGGCTAAGAGTCTACACCGCCCCAATGGTCCGGACAAGGGGCCGTCGTCCCTATGAAGTTAGTGTGCCTTGCATCACCCTGAGCGAATATTATATTAGGTGGAGCTTCATCGCAGAGCCGTGAGAGAAGTCGATGAGACCCCCCTGGCTGAAGATGAAAGTGAAGTAGATCGCGTGATCGCCGCCAACGCGGTCTACGCATTGGAGAGATTGGACGAGCTCCAGGAAAGGATAGATCGGTTGCTAGTCAGAATAGCCAACCTAGAGGAGCGCAAGGTTGCCAACGAGAACAACCAGAAAGACCCGGAGTGGTACTGATGGATCTCACTGTCGCCGAACGGTTCTGGACGATGGACAATAGATTCTGGATTGTCTTTGACCCTGACTTCACCGAGGTCGGGAGTATGGTGATCGGCTTCATGCCCAGGGAAGAGCTCTGCTGCGATGGAGCCGAACTCGGGATGGATCATCCAGTGAAAGAAGTTGACATGGAGGAGTTGGGCGGCATCCTCAGTAATCACGGCTCGGTTTTGCTTTGGGATTTGCAGACGCGGGATACGTTGATGATGACGAAGAGGGGGAGGACATGAGCGACCGCCATGTTATCTTCTTCCGCGAACAGCTCATGGCGGTGGCCAAGCAGTTGACCGAGTTCGAAGGCATCACTGCGGTTGATTACGTGTTCACTGGGAACGGCGAACCGATCCGCATGGAATACCTATGGGAGGATGATTGAATGCACCTGATCTCAGCCACCCTGGATAACGAAGCCTATCGCATCTACGAATCATGGCCTGCCCGCATGAAGAGTTCAGAGATTCGTTACGCAATCAAGTTCACCGAGGATAACGGACCAGCGAACAAAATCGGACTAGCAGCGAAGCTGAGACAGTCGGAGAAAACCATTCGGCATCTTCAGGAACATATTCTCGCCGTTGCTAACGGCGAAGAACCCCGGGAGTCCACTTCCATGACGGAAATACGTCTATTCGGGGCCGATGACCCCAAATCGTAGTCGTTACCCCCCTACCTGGAGGGTCATTTCTCGATTTCTTACAATCCCTCTCCGCCGAACTGGGGAAATGCTTCTTCGTTTAACCCGAATAGATTCACGAGCATGTCTTTCACTACCATAGCCAGGGTGCCTGATTTAGGCTCGTCTGGGCGCTGCTCCCTCCTGGTCTGGTACTCTTGGTGCCATCCAGTGAAGTCAGCGGGCGTTGGCAGTCCAGTTTCGATTCCGAGGAACTCTAGGACCATGGCAATCGAATAGAAGACCCCGACCATCTGAAGGGGGTTATCCATCATCCCGGCGATCTTTGAGACCCCCAGACCTTCGGCGAGAGAACCGGCCCCGGAGGTGACTTGTTTGAACTGGACGGCAGCGATCAGGGAGTCGAGCTGCTCTGACTGCTTGTCCTGGAGAGAAATGCGAATCTCTGTGACGTTATCTGGATCCCTCTTCGTCATCAGAACATCCCCGTGATGGAATCCAGCACGGCGCTTCCTAATCCAGCTCCGAGAATCCAGCCCGCGAGGAACGCAGCGATGTTATCGAGGACCAGGCGCTTCACCTTCTCGGGGAAGTCCTCCTCATCGTGCTCGTGGTGCTCAGGCATCCTCTGGAGCCTCCGGCCAGGAGTCGCAGGCGTCGCCGGCGTCATCGTGATTCTGAGGGAGGTCTCGTAGAGCTGTCCTGAAATCTTTCCAAGCCTGGCTCATCGTCCTGTCCTTCAGAGCACGCCAGTCCGAATCGGCTAGAGCCTGGTCGCGTTCCTTTCGGACCTGTTGCCAGGTAACGTCATACTTACCCTGGTCGACAATCTCCGAACCAGAATAGCGAGTGAAGGTCCGATCCATTAGAACTCCAACCCCATAATCATGCGGTTTATGCTGCCCCCATAGGTGAAGTTACCAGGCGTGAGGGTTGCAGGGATCGAGTCGCCATAAGCGATCTCGGTGTTGACTGCGAGGGGCTGGGAAGTAATGCTC